TTAGTTTTAAATAGTTAGTAAATAATTATATGCAAATCTACAACCAATTTTGATAACTACAACACTTTTTAACAATTATTTTTAAATTATTTTCAATTATTTTTTGAAACCCTTATGTTTATTGACTTTTTTAAATTAAAAAAAGTGTTATCAATATTCATTCTAAATAAGAACAAAGGCAAATTGCACCCTTATTTAAAGGTAAAACATATAATAAGGGTAATTTTTACCTAATAAAGTAATAAAGTAAGGTAAAACCCTTAAAACAATTGTTATTTATAAGGTTATAACCATAAAAATGTCAAGTTTATGTTGTAAAAAACTGGACAATTAATCGGAATTTTTCCTATTATGTAAAGTATATTTAACAAAAATGATGCTTTTTGTAAACTTTATTTAGTGTTATTCGTCACAAATTTTGCTAATATTTGGGACAAAAAAAAGGTGGCTATCAAATAACAACCACCTTTAAAACTAACTATGAATTGCAAATATATTAAAAAATATGTGTTAATCGTGCTATTTGTCCAAATTCTTTGTGGTGTATATAACCCTCGACCGCCTTCGGAACGCCTGTATAACCTTTTTTGTGATGCCAACTATCACTGCCAGAGGGACTGCGTAGGGTTTCAAAAGTGCAACCGATGAAATCTTTGCTCGTCTTGTGGTGAACGTGGTGGCTGTAAATATACCTGTGCTTTGTTTCACTCCATAATACAGGAAATTCCGTTGCAAGTAATAAAGGCAGGTTTTCAATTTTTGCTCCGTCTCCGTGTGTTGTGCCTATTAAATTATTTCCATATTTAAACGCTTTTCTGTGTAGCAAATCAACATTAAAATTGATTGTTGAATTAGCAAAATGCGCCTCAATAAGTTGCATTAAAAAAAAGCCGTGAGTTAAATCGTGGTTGCTTGGATTATAAACAACCTCAACATCGGCAAAACTTATTAATTTTTCTAATAATTCAATGTACAAATTTTTAGCCATTATAAAATTGTCAAACCACATTCCGTCCGTATCCTGTGGCGTTCCTGCTGTCGTTGTCCTTCTGGTGTTATCGGTGTGCAAAATGTCGTTTCCTGCGACAAATAACACCTTGTCAATATTAAACCCTTTCGCCTTGTCTAAAATGCCTTGTAACCCGTCTTTTGCTCGTTTAACGGCAATCTGTGTATTATATTCTTCTCCTGTTTCAAATGCGCTTGAAAGTTTTCCTATGTGTAAATCTGCGATATCAATAACCAGTAAGTGTGTATCATTACTTTTTATTGTTTCAATGCTCCTGTATTTAGGGGCGTATTCTTTGACTTCCTTTATACATTGATCCTTTATTATCTGGATAGCGTTTAACTCCTCCTGTTTAAAGTTTGGGTTTTTAAAAAATAAACTTGCCTCTTTAGTTTTTAACCAACCGTGTTTAACGTCTTTCTCGTCTACTCCTGCCTCGTCCGTTGCTGTTTTTATGCCTCTATACTGCATTAGTATTTCAATCTCATCTTGTTTTAGACGAAACCTTGCGCTGTTATTTTTCATAAAAATTTATATTATTGTTTTTTTTGCATACTTCCACAGGAAGGAAAGTAATAAGCCAATTGCAACCCCTACAAATAAAAGGTTTAAATTTCCTTTAGGCCGATTTAATTTTAATTCGTTTTTTGCTTTTTTGCCCTCTGCTCTGGCTTCTGCTTTCTCAACTACTCTGTCTTTATAAATAGTCTTTATTTTTATTTTATATTCGATTCTTTTTTCAAGCCGTGTTTTTGGCCGATAAATTGTCTTGTACTTTATTATTGTGTCTTTTGTATTTAAAACCTTTTCCCAGACTATAGTATCATTAATTATTACTGGTATACTATCAAGAGTTGTAATACGAATTGTATCTCCTGTTTCATCACATTTAAAACCCTTTTTAATTGCCTTGTTTAAGTGGTATTCTACAGAACAAGAACAAATAAAAATACTAAAAATTACTATATATAGTTTTGCCATTTTTTTTGGTTGCTTTTAAAACTTGTTTTCTATTTCTTTTGCTATAACTAACGTGCACCCAAGACGGGTTTTCATCGTTTCCAAACTCCCAAATAAGTTGGTCAAAGTCTAATTTGTCTTTGATAAAATTAAACCCTTTAGAACCTATTTGCAAGTCCATTGCTTCGCCTTTTGTGTGCTGTGACGATGAGGCGCCACCTATCATTTTATTAACCTGTTGACAACGAAAACCAGAACTAATTTGTATTGGCGTATTTAAGTGATTTCTTAAGGGTTCGAAAACATTTTCACACAAAAGTTTAGCACTTTCAATTTGTGTTAAACTCATCTGGTTGTTTATGCTTCTTATTGTTGCAGTTTCTGAACTTTCAAATTCTGCTAAAGTAACGTGTTTGCTTAAATTCATTTTAATTTATTAATGTCTTTTTTTAGATCAATTGCTCGTGTAAAAAGTAACTTTGCCGACTGCCAAAGGTCAACGCCTTTTACCGCTTTCCAGTTCTCACTTATGGACATTATTTCTATACTGGCTAAAATCAATGCCAAAACTTTTGTAAGCATTAACGGAACAGAAAACACGGTTAAAACTATATCGTTTAATATAAAATAATCAATCAAATAAAATAGAATAACACACAACTCGTAAAGTAATAATTTAGAAACTATTTGCGAAAACTTGCGGGACGTTATTTCCTGTTTCAAGTGTTTTGCTTTCCAAATTCCTGTAGCGGTGTCCGATAAAATCAAAGTAAATAATAAACCCAGTATTCCAGAAACAGGTAAGAAAAAAGAAAAGCAAATTGTTATAAGTTTCAACGCTGAATTTTTAATTGTGTAAAGTAATAAAAAAATTTGTAGTTTCATAAGTCTATATTTTCAAGCGCCTCTGTTAAACTAAAGGTTAAGTAAAAAAATAATGTTACACCTCCCAAAACAATGTAATTGGCTTGTCCCTCGAACATCATAAAAAACGAAGTTAAAAACCCTGCTATAAAATACAAACTTGCTAAATAATTACTTTTCATTTACTTGTTTTTTTGGCTCATAAGTAATTAATTCTAATTCTTTAACCCATTTAAATTCGTTGTTGCATTGTCCAATTTCTTCAATTGAAATAACCCAATTATTGTTTGCATCTTGGATAGGGTTAAAATATACATCAACCATAAATTGTTGACCTATTAATAACTCTTTTTGTTCTTCCGTTAAAAGTCCTACTTGTATCATACTTGGCGACCTAAAGTTGTTTGAAATGTTTGTATTCTATTATATAGTAAAGTACATTCCGCTTGTGTTAAACCCGTTCCAATATGTGCGAACGCCATTTGTCTTGAATAATATAAATCAATTGAAGTATTATTATTGTTTCTTGCACCTAAATAAATTGGATGATTAGATAAAACGAATTCCCCGCTTGTGTAACTTCCCGCAGTTCCATTTATAGCAATTATTGTATTAACGCCGTCTATTCTACTATGAATTAAATTTTTTGCAGTAGTTGTTGGTTGTGGGAAAGGCGAAGCACCTGCATTTGTATTGTGAAATACATTAGTGCCACTCGTATTTAAAGTAAGATATAAAGAAGCAGTAAAACCGCCCGTTTTTGTTCCGTATGGTGTTCCCGCATCAACACTATTTGTTCTTGAATAGTGCGAAATTGAACTATTGCCTATTGTCCAATATGTCGAAGGTGCTAAAAAAGTATTTGCGTATGCAGTTGTTCCATTTCCTTGTATTCCATTGTTTGTAATAGTCCAACCACCAACAAAATTTAATCTAAATGCTCCGTCAGTATCTAAAGGATTTTTTAGATTATATTTACAAGTTGTTGCAGTACCACCTACAAACGGGTAAATTGCTAACATTTTAGTCCAAAGTAAATCAGTTTTTAAACCTTTGACAAGTACGTCTATTGCTCCTTGTTGTGTTGTGTCAGTTATTCCCGTTGCCGTAATAAATGCTTGTGCGTTTGTGTCGGTTGTTATTCCTACAATATCAGTTAAACCCGCATACGATAACGAGTGCGATTTTCCCCAACCAATTGTGTTATTTGCACCTTGCCCCCAACCAATTGTGTTGTTTGCCGCTCCGTCTCCCCAACCGTTACTATTTGCCATTTTCTATTTTTTTTAAATAAGTCTTTAACTTAATTATATTGACTTCTTTTGGTTTATATGTTTTTAAATGTACCACCCTGTATAATTGTTATTTGTATCTGGGAACATATCACTATTCGTGTTTGTGCTGTATTCTGGAAATAAACTTGTATTTAAAGTTATGTAATCAATAAATCGTTGTGTGTAGTGTTGAGCGATTTGTGTTTCCTTCTCAATTAAAAAATCTATTTCGTTTTTATCTGCTGTTGTGCTGTTTTCCGAATTGTGCTTATAAACTCCTTTATTACTTATTGTGTATGCGGCAAAGGGTAAATAATATTTCATTGCCAAGTGGATCAACATAGGTTTTAAATAAACGGTTGTAAGCGATAAATAATTACCTGTTAAAGTATTTGCTACTATGTCCGCTTTTATCTTGTTTAGTAACTTTGTACCTGTGAAATTTTGCAGGTCTGTATCTTGTGCAATCTTTATGTATTGTAAAAAATTGTCCACGTCCACATTTCCGTTTAAAGTGGTGTATCTTACAAGGTCTTGCCGTGTTATTAATAGTGCTTCCATTATCGTGTAATTACTCTTGGTTTTTGTGGGTTGCTTGGTAAAAATCCGTAGTTATCCATATCAACAGGACGTTTTGCAACGAGTTCTGGATTAACAACTATGTAACCACTAATCGCGGCTTTTAATTG